GTCATTAGCGATTGCAGATTCCCCAATGAAATCAAGTCGATCAAAGATGCTGGCGGAATCATTGCATGGGTTCAACGTGGGGATTTGCCAGAGTGGTATCAAACAGCGTTAGATGCAAATGCTGGTTCAAATGTTGCTATGAATGAACTCAAAATGAAGAAGATTCACGCCAGCGAAACTGCTTGGATTGGTACAAATTTTGATATTATTTTAGATAATAACGGTACTATTGACGGGTTGTATCAGCAAGTACAGCAAGTAATTACAAGTCCGGAACAAGGTCACCTTGCCGCCATTGAACGCCTTCCTTATGCAGAATTCTCTGACAATTTGCACATATCGTCTTAAGATTACTAGGACGACTGTTGGTTAAGTTGCCGTCAATATGGAAAACATTAAACTGCTCCTTATACTTGCTTTTGTAGCCGCATTTCTCGCAGTGCTCTTTTTGCCTATAACCGTCCAAATACCATTTAGGTAATCCGTGTGCTATGCCGCCGTGGCGTAGACAAGCCTCACACTTACTGCGATAGTAAGTGCGTCCTTCTTTTTTATAATTGATTGCTGCGGGTCTAAAACCGCATAAACACATAGGTCTAGCCATAAAGTATTTATTCCACACCTTTTAGGCACCTTTTCTGGGTGTGTTTGCGTTATGTTTTCTCCAAAGAACACTAAATACTTTAGAAGAAGAATCTTAGGAGAGACCATACAATGGCAACACTATCATCACCAGGCGTAAGCGTAACAGTTATCGATGAGAGCTTTTATACCCCAGCCGCTCCAGGTACAGTACCTCTAATTATTGTAGCAACGGCAGAGAATAAGCAAAACGGAGCAGGCACAGGAATTGCTCCAGGTACACTGGCAACTAACGTCGGAAAGACCTATTTAATTACTAGCCAGAAGGATCTTGTAGATACTTTTGGTGATCCAGTATTTAAAACAGACGCATCAAACAACCCAATCCATGCTGGCGAGCAAAATGAATACGGATTGCAGGCAGCTTACAGCTTATTAGGCGTGAGCAACAGAGCATACGTTGTTCGTGCTGGAATTGATCTAGCGTCAATTAATGCATTAGCAAATGCGCCAGCAGCAGATCCATCAAACGGAACATACTGGTTAGACACTAGTGCTACATCATATGGTATTTTTGAATGGAACGGCACTACTAAGACACCAACAAACTTAGTTGGTCAAACATTCACTAAGAAAACTCCAATCGTAATTACTGATACAACAAAGGTTGTAGATTACGCTGGCAGCAACTATGCTCCTAAGACAAGTATTGGCGCAATTGGTGATTATGCTGTTGTTAGTTTATCAGATCTTACAACAACATATGCCGAATCAGACAAAGTATTTTATAAAAATCGTGCTGGTCAATGGGTACAAGTTGGCAGCAACGACTGGGCAAGTTCATGGCCAACTATCCAAGGTACAATCGCAAGTCCAACTATTACTAATGGACAATCATTTACATTGAATGGAGTTACTGTTACTGCTAATGCAGCCACAGTAGCAGGTTTAGCAGACAGAATTAATACTGGTCCAACAGCATCATTATTATCAGCACAAGGTATTACAGCAGGTGTTAGCGCAGCAGGAAGACTTGAGATTTATTCAAACGGTAAAACTCTAGAAAACAGCGAAGATAGTACAAGTTCAAACGCTATTGTTATTGCAAGCGGCACAATGAATGTGCTTACAGTATTGGGCATTACTCCTAAGACTTATTATGCTCCTAAACTAGCAATACAAGCTCATACAAGTATTCCAGACTTTAAGACATCAAACACAGCCCCACGTCCAACAGGTTCTGTATGGATTAAGACAACTGAACCAAACGGTGGTGCAAAGATTACTGTTAAGCGTTATAACTCAGCAACTGACGCATTTGAAGCTGTTACAGCTCCAATTTATGCAGACGGTGCCGCAGCAATTTACGGATTAGATCGTATAGGTGGCGGTTCAAACTTAGCAGTTGGTTCATTATTTGTCAAAGCAAACGAACAAGAAGATAAAGGTGCAGACGATACACCACGTGTAGCTGACTTTAGAATTTTTAGACGCTCAGCAGTTGGTACAACTATCATCAAATCAGCTAAAATTGCAACACAATTTACAGTTGGTACAAACACATTTACAATTGCAGAAAGCGTGGTTGGAAGTGCCACACTAGCAACACCAGTTACAGTAACTTTTACAGCAGTTAAAGGTATTTCAGATGCTGATACTGTTGCAGGCGCAATTAATTCAGCTGGATTTGCCAACATTGTTGCCGAAGTAGATGGCTTAAACAGAATTGTTATTAGCCACACTAAGGGCGGCGAATTCCGTTTAACAGACGGCACAGCATCACCTCTAGACAAAGTGTTTTCAGTAACAGGAACTTCAGCAACGACTAACTTGTATGCTGCACCAGCAGGTGATTTAGTATCTGACTTTGTTGCTACATTGTGGGAGCCATTACGCTTTACAGCAAGTTCATCAGCACCAACAAGTTTAACAGCTAACGACACATTATGGTATAACAGCATTGTTGACGAAGTGGATATTATGATTCACAACGGTACAACATGGGTTGGTTACAAAGATGCTTCAAACCCACTAGTAATTGATCTAGGCGCTGGTATTAAACCAACTGACGTTAACGGACCAATTGTTGCAGCTACTGAACCAACAACACAAAGCGATGGCGAAACTGCACTAGCTAACGGCGATTTATGGATTGATACCAGTGACATTGAAAACTATCCACAACTTCACAAATACAACGGTGTATCATTGAAGTGGGAACTAGTTGACAATTCAGATCAAAGCACTGAAGATGGTATTGTGTTTGGTGATGCACGATATAATACAGCTGGAGCAAACAGCGATGAAGCTGGACTAATTACAGATTTGTTAGAATCCAACTACATTGACTTTGACGCACCAGATCCAGCATTATATCCACAGGGCATGTTGCTATGGAACTTACGTCGTTCAGGATTCAACGTTAAGAAATATGTACGTAACTATGTGGACGTAACTGCTCAAAATACACGTTATGATCCATCAAGCACAGGCGGCGAAACACAAACAGCTTACTATCCACATCGTTGGGTAAGTGAAGCTGGTAACCAAGAAAATGGCGCTGGAACATTTGGACGTAAGGCACAGCGTAAAGTTGTTGTACAAGCGTTACAAGCACTTGTTAACAGCAACCAAGAGATCCGTGAAGAAGAGCAAAGAGTGTTTAACTTAATTGCTTGCCCAGGATATCCAGAGTTAATTGGTGAAATGATTACACTAAACTACGATCGCGGTTTAACAGCGTTTGTTGTTGGTGATACACCAGCTCGCTTAACAAGCGATGCAACAAGTTTAAGTAACTGGGGTAACAACGCAGCACTAGCATTAGAAGACAATGATTTAGGCGCAGCAAGCTTCGACGAATACATGGCTATGTTCTATCCATGGGGTTTCACAAGCGACAATTTTGGTAACAACGTTGTTGTTCCACCAAGTCACATGATGTTACGCACTATTGCACTAAGCGATAACGTTTCGTATCCATGGTTTGCTCCAGCAGGTACACGTCGTGGTGGTATTACTAACGCTTCAGCAGTTGGTTATATTAACTCAGAAGGTGAGTTCACAGCAGTTGCATTGAATAACGGTCAACGTGATACATTGTATGATGTAAAAGTTAACCCAATTACATTCTTAACAGGTGTAGGTCTTGTAAACTACGGTCAGAAGACTCGTGCTAGAAATGCTAGCGCATTAGACAGAATCAACGTAGCACGTCTAGTAATTTACTTACGTAGACAGCTAAGTGTTCTAGCTAAGCCATACATTTTTGAACCAAACGATAAAATTACTCGTGATGAAATCAAAGGTGCTGTGGAGAGCTTGATGCTAGAATTGTTAGGTCAACGAGCTCTATATGACTACATTGTTGTATGTGACGAAAGTAACAATACACCAAGTAGAATTGATAGAAACGAATTGTATGTTGATGTGGCCATTGAACCGGTCAAAGCAGTTGAATTCATCTACATTCCATTACGCCTAAAGAACACTGGCGAAATAGCTGGTCTATAAGATGATAAATATCAATAACGGAGCATATTAAATATGGCAATCGCAACATTATCAAAATTCACAGTGCCGCTAGCATCAGATGCTAGCGCATCAGCACAAGGCTTGTTGATGCCAAAGCTCAAGTATCGCTTTAGAGTGATGTTTGAAAACTTTGGTGTTAGCACACCGACAACAGAACTTACAAAGCAAGTACAAAGTGCTGCTCGTCCTAACTTAGCATTTGCTAACCAAGTCATTGAAATCTACAACAGTAAGATCAATTACGCTGGTAAACCAACATGGCAAACAGTGTCTATTGTTTTACGTGATGATGTAACTGGTTCAGTAAGCAAACTAGTTGGTGAACAGCTACAAAAGCAGTTCGACTTCTTTGAACAAGCTTCAGCAGCTTCAGGCGTAGATTATAAATTTACTCTACGTATTGAAATGTTAGACGGCGGTAACGGTGCTAGCACCCCTACAGTACTAGAAACTTGGGAATGCTACGGTTGTTACGTAACAGCGGCAAACTATCAAAACTTAGCATACGGTGAACAAGGTCCATCAACAATTGACTTAACAATTCAACCAGATAACTGTATCCAAAGCCCACAAGGCACAGGTGTTGGTACTGCAATTGGTCGTACAGTAAACACACTTACAACTGGCGCAGGACGTTAATAAAAAGGCTGGAAACAGCCTTTTTTATTGATTGAAAGTAATATACGTAGTTAATTGTAATCTATAAATAAATGTATGGCAAGTAAAAACAACGGCTTTTTAGATCAGTTAGTAAATGGCATAAGCAATCCTAAAGGAAATCTTGGCTCATGGCAACATGCGGCTCGGACATTCCAAGACGACTATTTTAGACTAGCTCCTAAAAGCAAATTCCTGTACCATGTCTTCTTTGACATTAATACAAGTGCGCTGAAGTCACTTAACCTAAAATATCAGCATCAAACTGAAATTGGTCTTTTAGTTAAGAGCGCAGACTTGCCAAAATTTACATTAAAAACAGCTACACTAAATCAATACAACAGAAAAAAAGTTGTAACAATGGATCATGAACTAATGCCTTTAAACATTAAGTTCCACGATGATAGAGCGCACATTATTAATACAATGTGGCAAAATTATTATGCATACTACTTTTCAGATCCAAGTGCGGCAAAAACACCTGGAGCATACAGTCGTAATGCAATGAAAAGTTCTAATTACATTAGGACAACATACGGCTTAGACAACGGCAGTTCAATACCGTTCTTTAATAAGATTGTATTGTATCAGTTAAACAAACGTGAGTATGTAAGTTATACACTTATTAATCCAATAATTACATCTTTCTCACACGATACTGTTCAAAGTAGTGACCAAGGCAGTGCTGGATCAGAAAACAATATGACTGTGGCATACGAAGCAGTGGCCTACGATATTGGTTCAATTAGAGGCGGTCGTGTTAAAGGGTTTGCAGTTGATCACTATGACAAATCTCCAAGTCCATTATCAGCCGCTGGTGGCGGAACAGCAAGTATATTTGGTCCAGGCGGCGTCATTGACGGTGCAGCAGATGTGTTAGACAGTTTAGCAAGTGGGGAAGCATTTAGTAGCCCAGCTAACTTTTTATCAACTGCAATCACCGCAGTTAACACATATCAAAACACTAAGAGTTTAACTAATGCTGGCATACAACAAGAAGGCAGAAATCTAATTATTGGCGGGTCTATTGCAGTTGCAGCCGCCGGATTGAGCGGACTTAAGAATATAGTGTTCCCGTCAAATACAGGTGGCGGCACTACTACGCAAGCAAACCAAGTGGATTTTAATTAAATGTCTAGTAACTTACCCATTGTAGAAACAGGTTCTGATGTACGAGAAGTAAGAGACTTCTTTGATAAGTTTTTCCTACATCAAATCACATTCCCTAGTAATCAAATTGATGCAGTATTAGGTTTCTTTTTAAAGCGCGGCTTCGATGAAGAAGCTGCACGTAGTACTGGAATTGTATTATTAAATCAAGCTAGAATTGACAACGTAAGTGTATTTGAATTAATTGATACACTAAAAGGCTTAACTGATGTTCAGTTAGCTAAAGTCGTTGCACAAGTTTTAAACTCATACAGAGAACAAACAAGCACACTTGGCTACAAGGTTATGTCTATCGTTGATACTTACGAAAGTCGTAACGTTGTTGTATGAGTCGATTCGCCCACGGCAAGTTTGTACCCAAACACCCTGAAAAATACATAGGGAATAAAACTCCTACATACCGCAGTAGTTGGGAATGGAGTTTTATGAATACGTGCGATACACACCCATCAATACAGCGATGGGCTAGCGAAGCTATTAGCATTCCATATCGTGATCCGTTGACTAATCGTCAAACAATCTATGTTCCAGATTTCTTTATACAATACGTGGATAAAACTGGTAAAATGTTTGTTGAACTGATTGAAGTAAAACCGTCAAATCAAGCTACTTTGGAAAGTGTAGGTAAAAGTAAATACAACCAAGCGCAGTTTGTTAAAAATCAAGCTAAATGGCAAGCAGCCCAAATTTGGTGTAAAAGGCAAGGAATTAAGTTTCGTGTACTAAGTGAAAAAGATTTATTCCACCAAGGCGGAGTTAAATAAGTACGTTATGACTAAGAAACTTGAAGAAATTTTAAACTTGCCTGAAAACAAGAAACTAGCTAAAGAAGAGAAACCTTCCAAGCCATCCGTTGAACCGTTCCTACGCAGTATGGACGAATTTGACAAAATCTCTGCTAGCCTCCCGCAAGTTAAGGGTTTGGGCGATGCAGCTGATGCTGAGTTTGATGCATTAGCGCAACGTGCTACAGATGCATATGATGACTTGATGGACTTAGGCATGAATGTAGAAGCACGTTATAGTAGCCGTATTTTTGAAGTTGCGGGCGGTATGTTAAAGAACGCAATTGATGCAAAAGCAGCTAAGATTGACAAGAAGCTTAAGATGATTGAGCTTCAACTTAAGAAACAAAAATTAGACCAAGATGCTAACCCAGAAGGTGAAGGATCCGTCGATATTCCAGGGAACGGGTACATTGTTACTGACCGCAATAGTTTGCTGGAAAAAT